CACACTAAGGGCGGCTTTGGTGGTGTGCCACAAAAGGTCGGGAAAGAATTTGTCAAGGCCGACAAAGAAATGAAGGATGGCGGCGTAGTCCAGTCTTTGAAAAAAGCTGGGTTCTATGAGCCGTCCAAAAGCAAAGCTCAACGATTGGAAATCATCAACGATGTGACGACTAAGCCTCAACGGCTGGGCATGGTTGAGAAGATGTTTTCTGAGAAAAAAATGAAGAGCGGAGGGGTATCCCTTGCAGTGGGCCGAGGCGAGAAGATGCCTGTGGAGCGCGGCGCTGGGCTGACCCAGAAGGGTCGAGAGAAGTACAACCGAGAGACAGGAAGCAACCTCAAAGCGCCTCAGCCTGAAGGGGGTTCCCGTAGAGACTCGTTCTGCGCGAGAATGGGCTCTATCGCTGAAAAGAGCGAGAAGGGAAGCCGATCAAGGGCTTCGATGAAGCGTTGGAACTGTCCGGGGTGGTGATGAAGCAAGAACTGTCAGATTCCACCAAGCATGTAGTCGATGCTCTATCCATCGCTACAGTTTTGGGGACGCTTATGGAATTCCTACCGGCCATCGCAGCTTTGTTTACGATTGTTTGGACTGGAATCCGTATTTGGGAGACAGATACGGTCAAGCGTCTCTTTGGAAGAGAGTAAACGATGGCTTACTCGGGAACTGTTGGTGAGACGGTCATCTCTGTCCAGACGCTGATTGATCACGGTGCCCGTAGGTGCGGGAAGCTGGCAGAAGAACTGACTTCTGAGCAGGTTCTGTCTGCCAGGGAGTCTCTTTTCTATCTTCTGTCTAGCCTGATCAACATCGGCATTCAGTATTGGGCGATTGACAAGACTGTGATCGGTCTGCAGGCCAACAAGTACATCTACGACCTCCCGCTGGGCGCAAATGATGCGTTAAACGTGCTGTACAGGAGGATGAATCGTCCTTCTGGTAGTTACGCAACGAGCGCTGGAGGCACTGTTGCAAATGCCTTTGACAGCAACATAGACACGATCTTTACGCAGTCTTCCCCTAACGGGAACGTGTCTATCAACTACGGCACGACAGATCCTGTGTACATCGGCTCTATTGGGGTCATGCCTGCCTCAACGGGGACGACCAATGTTGTCTTTGAGTATTCAAGCGACAACATAACGTGGAACACACTGTACAACCCTGGCCCTGCTTCGTGGGTAGATGGTCAATGGTTGTGGTATGACGTTGATCCTGGGCAGAGTGTTCCGTACTACAGAATGCGTGCCACTGGCGGCAGCACGATCAGTGTGCGTGAGTTGTACTTGGGCAACAACTCGACAGAGATCACGATGGCGCGGTTGAATCGTGACGACTACACCAATCTGCCGAACAAGAACTTTACGGCCAATCAGCCGTTCCAGTTCTGGATGGACCGCACGATCCCGGTGCCGAAGCTGTACCTGTGGCCGGTTCCTTCTGACCCATTCGTACAGATGACTGTCTGGTACTCCCGGCAGATCATGGATGTTGGCGATCTGTCAGGAGAATTGGAAATCCCTCAGAGATGGTTCCTTGCCATCCAGAGCATGCTGGCTCACCAGATGAGCCAAGAGCTTCCTGGGGTTGATGTGGCGCGGATTCAGTACCTTGAGGGGCAGGCTGAGAAGTACCTGAACCAAGCCGAGCAGGAAGAACGCGATCGTTCGCCCATTTACATGGCGCCAAATATTTTGCCGTATACACGCTGATGTTTGGACTATAATAGAGGAATGAAGTTGTTAGAAGGTTTCCACAACCATCACATCATTCCCAAGTACAAGGGCGGATCAGACTCGCCTGAAAATCTTGTGTTGCTACATCCTATAGATCATGCTATTGCGCATTTGGTGAGATTTAAGGTCTATGGGAATCCTGCCGACGGATGGGCATACAACCGCATCATCAATGGTCTGAAAGATGAGTTAATTCCAAACCGTAAAGGCATCCCGAAGCCATACATGAGGAAGCCAAAGTCTGAGGAGACGAAGGCAAAGATGTCTGCTGCCGCTAAGGGGAAGAAGAAGTCTCCTGAAGCTGTTGAGAAGATGCGTAAAGCATTGACTGGGAGAAAGTCTACTCCTGAGCAGCTTGTTGTACTGGCTTTGGGAAGATCAAGGCCTGAAGGCTATGTCAGCCCATTGAAGGGTAAATCTAGATCAACTCCATGGATGGTTGGGCGAGAGCCCGCGAACAAAGGCAAGCCTATCTCCGACGAGGTACGAGAAAAGCTGTCTGCCGCCAAAAAAGGGCGCAAGCAAACTCCTGAGCAAGTCGCCAAGCGTGTGGCCTCTAGACGAGCTACGCTTGCGGCACAAGGGAGAACCGTGTAATGCCGCGCTTTCTTGACACCCTCGGTAACTCAGACATAGCGATTGCAGTGTGTGACCGCTGCAAGATGAAGCGTGCTCATTCGGTGATGAGGTCTGACCCCAACTTCCCTGGTTTGCAGGTCTGCAACGAGGGATGTGCGGACAACTTCGACCCGTATAGACTACCTGCTAGAAAGACGGAGCGAATCACGATTCGGTTCCCAAGGCCAGATGTCAGCGTGGCTGTCCCGCCAAACGGAATCTTGACGCAGGAAGGTGACAATACGTTCTTGTCTACTCAGCAGAACAACGACACCCCGGAAAACAACGGGAATCTTGACATCCTCGTACCGAGTCCAGAATGAGCGCACAAGTCACAATCGTTCAATTGCCTGCTGCTGGACCAATCACTGGTACGGAGTCGGTTCCGATTGTCCAGAATGGGCAAACAGTCCAAACGACGACCGCGGCCATTGCTGCTTCGCCTAGTCAGAATCAAACCTTCCTGACGATCAACAGCGAGGCCACTCTTCCCAACAGCCGGTATCTTTCTACCAGCACGGGTTTGGGGCTTACAGATGGTGGGGCGCTATCCTTCTATCGGATTGCCCTCAATAGGGCCGCTGGGAGCCTAGAAACGGCTCTGACAGGCATTGTTGCAAAAGACACTCCGTCTACGGTTGTTGCAAGAACTCTGCAGGCCAGCGGATCGGGTTTGTCGGTGTCTGATGGCAACGGGGTTTCTGGTAACCCTACGTTCTCGTTGACGGGCCAAGTTGCAGCGCTTGCGAATGCTTCTGGTGCGGGGCTTGTTGCGCTGCCCAACAACGGATCTGTGATTATCAGAACCATAACGGGCACGGCAAGCGAGATTGATGTTGCTGACGGGACTGGTGCGGCAGGCAACCCGACCATAGGACTTGCAGACAACCCGGTGCTTCCTGGAACTGAAGGCGCAGTGATGCCTACTGGCAATACTGCTGCCCGGCCAGTGTCGCCGACTAATGGGCTGTTCCGGTACAACTCGCAGACGGCTACGTTTGAGGGCTACGTCAACAATGCCTGGGGGGCTATAACGGTTGATGCGGGTGTTTCTTCGGTTGATGCTTCTGGCGGCACCACCGGGATGGCTTTCACTGGTGGCCCGATCACAAGTGTTGGAACGCTGACGCTTACGGGAACGCTTGGTGCTGCTAATGGCGGTACTGGGCTGACCAGCTATGCCGTTGGCGATATTACATATGCGTCAGGTACAACGACTATCTCTAAGTTGACGCTTGGGGCGGCGGGGTATTTCCTGACGGCTGGCGCATCGGCTCCGCAATGGTCGAACCCGTCTTTGTTGACGATTGGTACGGCGACGAACATTGCAGGCGGGGCAGCGAACAGGATCGCGTACAACACTAGTGCTGGGGCAACATCATTTATCGCGGCCCCAACTATTGCGAACACTTACCTTGAGTGGTCTGGCTCTGCATTCCAATGGTCGGCAAATCCTATTGGATCTGTCACCAGTGTTGATGTTTCTGGTGGGACGACGGGCCTTACAACGTCTGGTGGGCCAATCACTTCATCCGGCACGATTACGCTTGCTGGAACGCTTGGTATTGCCAACGGCGGATCAGGGCAGACTACTGCACAAGCTGCACTGAATGCGTTTGCTGGAGCGGTAACAAGCGGGCAGTACCTCAGAGGAAATGGAACTAACGTAGTGATGTCAGCCATTCAGGTGGCTGATGTTCCTACGCTGAATCAGAACACTACGGGTTCTGCTGGATCGGTAGCAAATGCTGTCACCTTTACCACTACAGGTGGCGATGTTGCAGGGACGACTTTTAACGGATCTGCTGCCAGAACGATTGACTACAGTACCGTAGGTGCTCCAAAAGCAGATGGCACTGGCGCAAGTGGCACCTGGGGCATTAGTATTAGCGGCACTGCTGCAACCGCAACAAATCTTGCAGGCGGCGCTGCAAGCCAGATACCATACCAAACAGGCGCTGGAGCCACTGCGTTTATTGCGAATGGCACTGCTGGGCAAGTATTGACATCCGCTGGTGCCGGTGTTCCGGTGTGGTCCGGCATCTCTGGAGGAACCTTCTAAATGGCACAGGCTGGCTTTACCCCCATTCAGCTTTATCGCAGCGCGACTGCAGCGGCTGCACCAACTTCGGGAAACCTTGCAGATGGCGAGCTTGCCATCAACACCGCTGATGGGAAGTTGTTCTACAAGGACAACGGCGGTGTTGTGCAAGTCATCGCGCAGACATCTTCCGTTACCAACGTCTCCTCCATCAGTTTTGGCAGCACGGGCCTATCCCCGAGCACAGCCACAAGTGGTGCAGTGACTGTTGCGGGGACGCTGGCAATTGCCAACGGCGGCACGGGGGCAACGACTCTCGCGGGCGCAAACATTCCGGTCACAAACGTAGCCAACACCTTCACCGCCACCCAGACCTTCAGCGGCTCCACCAGCGTTCTTGCTTCAGCGTTGACCAACGCAGCCGAAGTCGCCACCATCAGCGCCACAGCGGCCACGGGCACGATCAACTACGACATCACCACGCAGTCGGTGCTGTACTACACCACGAACGCCTCGGCCAACTGGACGGTCAATTTCCGCGCCAGCAGCGGCACCAGCCTGAACACGGCGATGAGCACGGGGCAGAGCGTGACGGTGGCGTTCCTTGTAACGCAGGGTGCAACGGCGTACTACAACAACGTAGTCCAAGTGGATGGCAGTGCAGTTACCCCGAAGTACCAAGGCGGCACTGCATGGGCGGCAGGTAATGCCTCCAGCATCGACGCCTACGTCTACACCATCGTGAAGACCGGCAGTGCTGCGTTTACCGTGTTTGCATCGCAGACGAGGTTTGCATAATGCCGTTGCTTGAAACCAAAGGCGCTGC